CGCCAAGCTGTTGTCTCGGGTTGAAGTGCTGGCGCTCCAATTATGAAACAGCGCTAAGCGCCCTTGACCAGCTGTTACTGACAACGCCACCGGGTGATCGTTGGTGTCCTGCGCCCAGTAGATCATGCCCTGCAACAGCGAGCCAAAATCGGTCCCTTGGCCCATGATCTCATAGTAGTTGATTAGATCGTTTCCACCGCTCCGATCCATATTGATCACAACGTCGCCGCGCTTGTTGCCCGTGGCAGCTTTACCACCGCGCGAGATCAAATAAAGGATTCCATCCTCACCCACTGTCGAAGTCAAATCACCATCTGACCAAGTAGGGCTCGACCAGTAGCCGGGATCAAAACCGCTTGCAAATAGCGGCCCGTTTAGATTGCTCGCGGTGGACAGCGGAACAAATGCGCTGGCCAGGTTTCTCCGTAGCACCACCTCATTAGATCCGGCCAAGCTCAGAAAGAAAACATTGAAACCGTTCTCAGTTGCTACTGGCTCAGCTTGGGTAATGTTAAAGCTTGCCCCGTTGGTTGTTTCGACGAGCTGAAAGTTAAAGCCCAAGTCACTGCTGGCATATTGGAACACGCCATCACGGCATGCCAAGCTTGTATTGTTTGCGCGAAAACAAATCAGCATGATCATTTGGCCGCCGCTATACCGGACGCGCATTTTAGCTGCTGGCCTTTCGTCAAGGTCATAACCAGCCGCGCCAGCACCAGCCGAGCCGCTAACGTCGATCGCTTCATCGAGTGCGGCGGTGGATGCCAGCACCCAGTTCGCCCCGTCGTCGTCGCTATAGTCTACGCGGATCTGCACCTTCTCCTGGGCGATGTCTTCATAATAGGAAAACACCATTAGACGGCCATTTGGCATCTTTACGATAGACGGGTGTAAGCCTTCCGTGATCGCGGTGGTGGTGGTGTTTACGTCCACCGCTGTACTAAAAACGCCGGCTGCGCTTACCGTTTGAAAGCGCGTTGCATAGGTATTCGTCACACCAGAGATAGATTTGCGGTGCCATACATAGGCGATCCGCCCGTCGTCTAATGTGGCCGAGTCTGGATCGAGCGCTTCAATGGTGCCGGAGCTTGCTAACGGGTTGCCAATGTTGATCGGCTCCCATCCGCTCATGGCGCTGGGTTGTGTCCAGCCTCGCCAAAGCGTGCCGGCGTCGGCTTCGTTTTTCCATCTAAAAGAAGCGCCACCGCGATCGGGATGCCCACCGCGCTGAGTAGCTACCCGCAATTGTTTAGACGCGCTTTGGCTGCCGCTTGCTTCAAGGTTTAGATCTGTGTCGGCTTGTGGCTCTGGTACGCCTGGCAGCGGCCCGGCCTGGCTGTAGCTGCTGTGTGTGCTGCTCAGGTTGCCTTCGGTGATGTTGTCATCTGGCAACAGCAAACCGCGAAAGGTTGATTTGTTAAATTGCGCCATTAAAGAAGCCCTCCGATTCTACCGCGCCGCCCTGCTCGAGCGCTCCGATTTAGAGCCGATCTAAGCGGGCCACCTTTGGCGATGTTGTCAGCCACTACAGCGTCAAAGACTCTTTGCTTGTATGTCATCTGAACCACCACCGCACCACCACTACCGCCGCCAGCGTTCAAGCTATTGGCAGAAGCAGCACCACCAAGCGCCGCCACCGCTTCACGATTCAAAACAACCTCTCCACCTTGGGCGGTGATCTGCTGATCTCCAATGCCGCCAACGATGCCGCCTTGGTGAAACGCTGGCTGTTGTGCCGCGATCGTTGCTACCTGCGTGCCCGTGGTTGCCGCTACTAGCGCGGCCATTGCAAGACCAGCGGCATTCGGCCCTAAACCTGTTGGAGGTGGAGCCAATGCGCCAATAGCGGCGCTTGCGCCGGACATCATAGCGCTCGCAATCTCAACGCCTTTTTGCAGCTTGAAAGCGCCGGCCAATTCTGTCTTACGCCGGGCTTCGTATTCTTTGCGGATTTGTTCTTGAGCTTCTAAGTCGTCACCAGCTCGCGCCAATGCTGCCTTCTCTTCTTGCTCGATGCCCTGTAGCGTTTGCTCAATGCCTGCCGCAGTTAGGTCGCCGAGCTGGTTTGAAAAGTCGCCGACCAGCTTCATGCGGTCTTGGATCGCTTTGACTTCAGCGGTCATCATGTCCGCGTTGTGTTGCTCTCTTAGCTCTTTCTCTTTGGCGTTGAATTCTTCAATTGTGATCAGGTTGAGGTCGAGCGCGGTGGTTAGCTGATCGGTGCGCTCTTTATATTCTGCCGCAATCTTATCGGTGGTTGACTGCTGAAGCTGGACCAATGCGTCTGCTTCTTTCTGCGTCATCTCCCGAATTTTTTCGGTGCTTTCTTCTGTCTTTGTTTCTGCCGCCTCGATTGCGTCGGTACGCTTTTTGTAAGCGCCCAAAATCAACTCGGCGGTCTTTTCGCTGGATAGTCCAAGGTCAGCATCAAGCCTGGTAATCTCTTCAATTTCTTTGGCATATTGCCGTTCAGCTACAGCAAGCGCCCCTTGGCTTTGAGCAAGCATATCGGCAACGCGAATGCGCTTTTGCTGTACTTTTAGCGCCTCTGCGTCTGCTTTGTCTTTTCTTGCTTTTCGCCGGGCTCGGCGTTCTTCTGCGTCGTCGTCGTCTTCTTTGTTTGACTTATCAATCTGAAACAGTTGATTGAGCCTTTTGCGCAGCTTGATCTCTTCTTCCATATCGGCGCGGACTTTGCGCCACGCCTTTGCGCCTTTGCTGAAGGCAGCCTGTTCGGCTTCTAGGTCTTTGACCGCCGCCTTTCTTTTCTTGCTGGTGGCGTCAATCTGTTTGCCAATGTCAAAGCGTTGTGCCGCTCTGGCTTTGTCGTATTTGTTTTCAAGATCAATTTCTTTCTTAGTGAGCTTATCAACCAGATCGATGTGCTCTTTAAAGAAAGCGTCGGTTTGATCCAGGCGGCCTTTATAGCTTTGCTTGACCTGCTCTTCAATCTTCATGAAGTCGGCTTCAAGCTGCTCCATTTCGCCCTGTTGGACAGCAATTTCAAGCTTTACGCCTTCAACGCTGAGCGCACTTGTTCGGGCAGCCTCAAGCGCATCGGCAAGCGCCTCCATGTCAACCGTGGCGCCGCGTGCTTTCTTGCCCATGCCAAAGATAGCAGCGCCAACACCTACTGCCGCAACGCCCATTATCCCCAGCGGAAGCGCCAGCTTTGACGCAGCACCGCCAAACAGTTTGGTCAGCCGAGCGCCGCCTTCGATACCACCGGCCATTTCACCAAGAAACCAAAGATTCTTTCCAGCGCTTTTGGAGAATAGATCCACACCGCTGGCCGCGCCCTTAATGGCCGAATCGAACTCTCCGGTTTTATCGCTTAAGGTTTCAATTCCAACGATGTTGGAGCCGTTTGCCTTTGCCATTTCTTTGGCGGCTTTCTGTTGCTCTTTGGCTAAGCGCTTGGTGTCTGCGGTTGTCTTCTTTTGAAAATCGCTAATAGCCTTTTTCGTTTCTTTGAACGATGCGCCTGTCTGCTTTGACAACTGCTTTGCGGCGGCGTCAACATCGCCGATCATTTCACTAAAGTCTTTGCCTGATTCTTTGGCCTGCTTGGCAAATCCCTCCAAGGCTTTGTTGACTAAGTTTAAGCCGGCGTTTGCGTCTTCGGGGTTCACCTCTAAAGTGATTGCAATTGTTCCGTCAGCGGCCATGTTTCACCCTGTCCCGATTCGCGTACTCTTGGATCTTCTGTTTGATTAGCGCTTTCTTGTCACCCTTTGATTTCTTCCGGCGTTGATCCGGCGGCATCATGTCGATTCGATACGCTGCCATCACCTTGATTTGTTCGGCTCTTGGCAAGGTATAAAACCAATTAGGCTCCCGATTCCAAGCCTGGGCTATCTTCAGCGCCAGAAAATCCAGCATTCCCTTCGATAGGAAAGCTGTCGGCCTGGTCGGCCACCTCCTGCTCTTTCGGAATGAGGTCGTAAAGCTCAAAGAAAAGCGGCCCGGTCTGCGTGTAAAAGCTGGCCAACTCAACCTTTTGACGCATAAGCCAATCGAGCATTTCGCCGCCGTAAGCGATGATCTCCCCGTCGTTGACATCGTAAACCGGCGCAGCGGTGGCGTTCTTATCACTCCAACAAACGCCAAGAGCGGCGGCGCTAAGCCTTGCAAGCTTAGACCGCTTTTCCTGGTTGGCGCTGTATTCGGAGATGATGTCATTGATTGCCACGTAGCTCTTAGGCGGTTGCAGATGCACCTCACCCAATCCCTTGATCGTTATTGTGTCTCGCATTGTGTCCCTCTCTATTTAGATCAGCTTTGGCCGGTGCGCGTGATTGCGCCGTATACCTCGCCCTGAAAGTTGAGCACGTCGGGATCGCCCTCGCTAAAGTCAGCGGTCAGCAGCACGTATTCAAACTGCACAGCCGCATCCGCTGAATCGCCGTGATCGGTGCCTTCACATGTCATCTTCACAGTGCACAAGAATTGCTCATATCCGGCGCCGCCCGTGGTGCTAAGTGCCGAGCCGGCTTGAGTGCCATTGATAAAATCAAGCACAACGCCCGAAGCGCCTGCATTAGTAAACTCGCGAAAATGAACACTGAAACTCAAAGAGCCAACTTGATCGTCGCCTTTTCTAAGGCCAACGATTGTCCCACGGTCGCGAATGACGATCCGGTCTTCTTCGGCCCCAAGCAGATCGGCGGTAAAGTTGCCGTCTTCATAATCTACCGTGAGCGTGACAGGCGAGCCGCCGCCGCTGGTTAATGTAATTGTGCCGTCGCGGCGTACCTTTACGACGTTAGAAAGTGCCATGATTATCTCCGGTGGTGGTGGTGTTTATTCTATCAGAGGTCGAACTCGAAAAACTCGCCGCCCTTATCAAGCCGCATGTCTCGCGTTTCTCTATTGTCAGAAAGCGCATTCAATATATTGATCAGTAACTCGGTTTGAAAATCGGGGACAAGGTCCGTCTTTATCATGTCGATAACATCCAAATAAAGTGGGCGGCTTGCGCCTGACTTCTGCACAAAAGCCGCGTAATACTGGCCGACGTTATTGTTGGCGTATGGCTTCGACGTGCCGCTTGGTCTGCCCCAATATTTAGGCTCATAGGTGCCAGTGCGTGCTTGAACTTCGGCTTTGTTTTCTAACACAAAGCCAAGCGCAAAACGCCCGCCGTCACCCTTGGATAGCTTACGGGTGCGCCAGGATTCGCCCGAGGTGCCGCGCTGCTCTGGTGGGTAATACTCGCCATATTTAAAGCCCTTCCAAATATCGCCGGTCACTTTGTCCAGCACTTGCCGCTCGAAAATGTGCAAGGTTTCGATCGTCGCTGTGTCGATCGCGCTGGTCACTTCCGGCAAATCTACGCTCATGTTGACGGATGCAGGCATCAGAAAAACCTCGATAGGGCTTGGCCCAAGCGTTGCGTCTGCGTGGCTTTGCGCTGCGCTTCTTCAAGTATGGCCGCCGGGTTTGGTATTTTGCCCTGGCCTGCGAGCTGCTCGGCGCGGCGCTGGCTGTTGCCCTGAGCTTTAAGCGCCTCAATTTCTTTCTGCGTTTTATCTATTTGATCGCGTAGCCGCCTAATCAAGCGCGGCTTTCCCGCCTTCCATACCTGCGGCATTAGCTCATGAAACCACGGCTCGCCACCTGACGCCACCGCCTTGGATCCCTTGCGGACAATCCAGCCGGAATAATACACCGGGTTTTCAAACACGATTTCCACCGCGCCCATTCTCCCACTTACATAGAACGCCCAGCCTGCGCGGCTTGTGCCGGTAGCTACTGGCCAGTTCATCATTAGCACCCTTAGCTGGGCGCTGGCCTCTTGGTTGAGTATCTGCACCTCTGTTGGCACCAGCGCACGCGGGCCGCCGTTCTTGCGCTTGATGTAGGCGTTTATCTCTGGCAGTTTGGCGCGGGCTCGTATCTTGCCCCGTCCGCTAAGCTCATCCCGCAATGACTTAGACAGTGCCATCAGATTACCAGCGTTAATTCGTAAGTTACACGAAGTGTAAAGGTGGTAACCATAAACGCGCCGCCGCCCTGGTAAACGTGCGTAGCTGGTTGAAAAATTATCGCCCCTTGCGTGGTTAGCGTGGTGCCAAAAGCGCTTATGTGTTTCATCGCAAGATGAAGATCTTGTAATGCTTGGCTCGGCGCTTCTTGCCCGTCTCCAGGCTTGACCGAATGACCCAACTCAATCTTGAAGGTCTGGTCAACCCGTAAGCCGTCCACCGCTGGCCGCCCTCGCCCTGGTGATGAAGACGGCGCAAGCCCTTGCGGCAATACGGAAAAAGAACGGTTCACCCGCTGCGAGCTGGCCTTCATTACGCCAAGGGGTGATCTTGCTTGCACCAGCCCGGCGGCTGTCAGGCGAGCAATCACCGCCGTTAGTGCTGCGTTGGGCGTCATGTGCCTACCACCTGCGGCGCGTGCCGCTCAGCATGATCACGCTCGAACCGGTCTGCAACTCATCGCTGACGGTGTTGTCTTCGTCGTTGTCGATCGTGGATCGTAGCTGTTCCATATTGCGCTCATAGGCTTGCGCGTATCGCTCAGCAAATGCAAAGTATCGGTCATTCGATCCAAGCAGCGTGGCATAGTCAAAGAACAGCAATTCAAACGACCGATCGAAAAGCACTTGGCGCAGAGCGCTGGGTGTACGCCACCGCCAAAAGGGCACGCCGTCAAGGTAAAGCCTATCGGTGATGTCTGCCCATGCTTGATCGATATACTGTTGCAGGCTGGTGATTGACGCGCCCAACAGGTTGGCCGCCTCGCTATGCCGAGCCACCAGATCCGTTTGTCCGATCGTCGGATACAGCCGAGCCAAGCAGAGCACCGCGTCATTGTAGAGCGTATAGGTTGCGCCGGAGATCACAAGATCAACCTTGATCAACCAATTCTTTCCAAGCTCTTCTGCGCTCGTTGTAGCTGCTGCAATGGTGGCAGATGTAAAGACACCAGCCGCAACAGTGCCCGCCACCGCATCCACAATAGGCTCGGTCGAGCCGGGCTTGTAGACGGTGAGCGTGCCACTGGTCAGGCTGACCGCCGCCCCGCTGCGCTCAATGGCAACGGAGACGGTCTGGTCTTTCCCACGCTCAATAAACGTAGGGCCTGCCCATCTTGCTGAGTAGATGGTGTCTGACATCTGATTAACTCAGATTAATTGGTACAACAGCCAGCAAAGACCAACCGCTTGCGCTGTCGTCTGCCGCATCAGCCGCACAGAAAACAATTGCGCTTTCGTTTTGGTTCACTGTTGCAAGCGAGGTGGAATCGTCAGCTTGTGCAATCAAAAGATTCTCGGCTCCGTCTGCACGATTGAAGATCCAAAACCATGCGCCTTTGCGTGGTGCTGGCAAAGTGATCGTGCGGTTAGAGCCGCCTGGATCAAGGCCAAGCATTTGGGCGTCTGAGTGCGTTAGCGTTTTAGCTGCGCCGAGTGTTTCCAGCTCATAGCCGCCTGGGCTCCAAGTCTGACGCATAATTTTAAAGGGGTTACTTCCCGAGAAACTCATTTCTAACCTCTTGGTTTTGTTGGTGTTATCGTTTCGCGCTGTTGCGCCTATCGTCTCTGATAGCTGATTGAATCGCCTTCTTCTTGGCGTAGTCTGGATTTGCGCCGCCCTTTACCATTTGGCGAACAGTCTTAGCGATCTTCTCGCGCTGCCCTGGGCGCTCGCCGCTCATGTTGCCACCGTCGCTGTGCGCTTGGTCGGGGCGCTTGGTGCTGTGTTCTTTGCTAAGCCGTCCGAATAGGCACGCCACGCTTTCTCCATCGCCTCGAGCTTTGCTTCGCATTCTGCTAAGCGCTTGCCAAGGTGCGGATTGCGGTCTACGCGGCCAATCAAGCTGTCGCGCTTATTGCGCTCACGCTCTACCAGACCAACAAAGACAGCCCGCAATAGCGGCGGGATCATCCCGCTGTCGCGAATATAAGCCTGGAAGGTTTTCCAGCTTTCGCGCTGCTCGCTTGTATTCCAGATGATCTCATCTGAAGGCAGCACCACCGCGCTCTGGTTGAACTCTACGTAATACTTGCCATTCTCTTGGCCACGGATCGGGTAGAAGCACACATAATCTTGGTAATCGCCCAGGCGCTCATCTTTCGGATCGAGCACCGTGCCGCCGTTCTCTTGGACCTTGGCAAGCGTTAGCGCCATCGATCCGTTTTGCTTTACGCCGTTCAAGCCAGCACGGGCTTTCATTTTCTTAATGGTAGGCAGAAAGCCAAGCTCGAGGTCAAACGTCCACGCCTTGGGATAGTGCACATATACAAACTTATAAGTGGCTTTATCGCGTGGTCCGATCGGCAAGCCCTCATCTTGCCGGATGACGTTCTTCTCTTTGGTTGGCTTTCTAAGGTGGAGCGTTTCTTTCATGGTGTCTCTTTGGGGTGCGGCATAGCCGGGAGCGGTGGTGGTGGTATGGAGTCAAAAACCACCGCTCCCGGTGCCTGGGTTTATCAGGTAGCAGAAGACAAGATCTCAACGCCTCGGCTCTGATCAGCGACAGAAACGCCCATGATCATTGTGGCCCAAACTGAGCTTGCGCCGTCTGCTGCGGATCGATCCAGCTCAACAACCAGCTCGCCAGCATCGACGATCAAGTTGGCAGGTGGCACTTGGCCAGCCATAGCCGACACGTTGCCCATCGCATAAGCAATAGCGCCTTGCGTAAACATGCCGCCTTGATCGTTGCCGCCGGAAGTATCCACCGCATCAGCCACGTAGAAGTCAATCCCCATCCACGAGCCGCGATAGCCGGGGCCGTGAGAAGCGAGGGCTTCGTTACTTGCAGGCAAGAATTGGGCGCTGCCGGTTTCCCCCCTTAAAGAGCTTTGAAAATGGTTCCATTGCACGGGTGAAATTACGCAGGTATAAGGGCCAGCATTCAAAGCGCTGTTGAGCGTAAACGCAGCATCATAGATGTCATCGATCTGCAATGCCACGCCAGAGGTGCCCACTTGAGCGGTGAAGGTTGGCAGTGCGTCACAGATGATCGACGTAAAGGTCAATGCGACACCTTGCATCAGATTCGCCACCATGCGATCGACGTTGACAGGCGAGCCACTTACGGGCAGCAAGTCAGCGGCAGCATAAGCACGACGATACTGCACAAGGGCAATATCAAAAGACGTGGTTGTGTATGCGGTGGCCGCCAAGCCAGCGCCGCCGTTCTCACCACTGAGCGCAAAGGCACCGGGTGCAATGTCTTCAATGACGTTGATGGTGTCGGATCCAAATCCGTTCGAGGTGATGCGGGTACACACAGAGCGCAGATCGGTGGGATCGTAGAGTGCTTGCGTGATTTCAGCGCCGAGAATCTCGGCTACGGCTGCGCCGTTGGTTTCGGCCTGAGCATAAGTCAGGGCATTTGTAACTGGCATGGGTTCTCCAAAAGTCGGTTTTTATTTGTTTCTTTCAAGCCGACTTTGGGTGCGTCACTATCGCAGACGGTCGCGTGTCGCGGCTTATTCTCTAAATACTGGGGCAGGCGTTGTCTTGTCAAGCGCTACTTGATCCCGCTCTTTGCGCGGTGGTATGCCTTGATCTCTTCAGCATGCGGGCCGAGCGTGCCGTTGTGGCGTGCCTTTACCTTGCGAATCTCTTCGGGTGTCCATTCCTTAGCGCGGTTGTCGGCAGGCTGAGAGGCTCCGGCGTTGGGATTGCCGGTGAGCGCAGCGATCAAGGTTTGCAATTGGTCGTTGGCTGCGGGTGCTGGTGTCGCGTTGGTTGGCGCTGTTGTAGCCTCGGCATTCGGCGCGGTGGCGGTTGGCTGGGCAAGACGATCGAAGTGTACCGAATACAACGGATCTTCGCGGTTGGCATCTAGCCAAGAATCAAAGCCTGGACGCTGATCGCCGGGCAGTTCTGAAACCGCCGCCTGATATTCGCGACGGAAAAAGCGCCGCACGCTTGGAGCGTTGAAGCCTTTCTCGATCAAGTGCATTTCTTGCTGGTGGCTTGTCTGAGTTGTCAATAGCTGGTTATTGGCAGCCTCAAGCCTTGCTTGAAGATCTGCAATCTGCTGCGCGGCGGTGGTGGCTGTTTCTTCTGCCTTGCGCTTGGCGCTGATCGCCTCGGCAAGCCTAAACGACGGCACCAGCTTTTCTTGCTGGTGGGGCATCTGTGCGCCGTTGCTTGTGCCGTTGCTGGTGGTGGCTGGTGCCTGGGGTGTGTTCTCTTCTGACATGATCTATCCCTCGTTCGTGTCTTCTGTTTGTTTTGGTTTATCAAACCGCGCTAACTCCGCTTCAACCTGGCGCACCCTTAGCAGGCGCTCGAGTGCGTCTTCGTCGCTTTCGATTTCTGGGTGCAGCTTTCGCAGCGCGTCAAGCTTTGACATTACGCCAAGGTCAACCTCGGCGCGGATTAGCTCAGCGGTGGCCTTCATCTCTTCGATCGATGGCTTCAGCGAGCGATAGCGGATCTTATAGTCGCGCGGATCTTCGCTTAGCGTTGTGCCGTTGTAGAAGTTTGACAGCCTGGCAGCGGTGGCGAGCAGCTGTTGATCTGCAATCCTAAAAGACGGCTCAACCATCTTTTGTGCCTTGCGTTGGCCGTCGCGGCTTACAACGATCGCATAGCCGCTCTGCGCTTGGGTGATCTGCAAGTCTGCCGGGTTTAGCCCAGCATAGACCGCCAAGCCCTGCTCGTATAGGCGCAGCGCCTCGGCAGCCTGTAGCGGATCCATCGCGGCGGCAAACTGCCCAAGCGAGCCACCGCCCGGCCCCTTCGACGAAAATCTTAATATGCTTTTTCGATCTACGGCGATCACGTCTACCGGTGTTCCCGCTATTGTCCTGGTGTGCCCGGCCTGAGTGTCCACGTCTACCGCGTAGCGTTGGGGGTGCGCGGCATTTACAAAGCCATCGCCCCAGTGTGTCCACAACGCAGCCAGCTTTAACGATCCATCGGTTAGCTCGATGCCATCTGTCCAAGACCACAAGCGCGAACTATCGACTTTGCGGTGGTACATGACGTAGGGCAGAATTGGCTGGCCCTGCTTATCAATGTAAGGATACCGGCCTTCACCTGCGAGCTGCGGAGCCCACTTAGCGGTGGCGTCTACTCGCTCGCCGTCGTCTTCGATTTCTTCGATCTTGAAGACAGGCTCTTTGGGATCTCGCACATCCCAGATTTCCCAGGTGAACACGTCGCCACGCTTACGCAATTCCTCAACCCGGCCAGGCTGATCGGGCTCGTACGGCATCGCCTCCACAACAACCTTATCGGGTTGAACCACGCGGTAGCTGGCTTCGGTAGCGCCGGCCCAGTGCTGCCAGTCTATCCGCACCAAGCACTCGCCCATCGACAAAGCGTAGAGGCT